GACCGCGATGGGTCAAAACTGAGAGAATGGCTCGGGGCAGATTCTCAGTATTACATGAACGATAAGGACGGCAAGAATGCTACCCAAGCTGATCGCACAGGGCGACCAATCCGTTGAGCCTATTACGCTGGCACAGGCCCAGTTGCATTTGCGCTTGGATTTGGAGGCTGGGCAGCATCCAGACGATTCGTTAGTATCTGCACTCATCACCGTTGCTCGACAAGATGCTGAGAACTATACGGGCTTGGCACTAACGCAGCAAACTTTTGTCGCTTACTACGACGAATTCCCCACAGGCGATTTAGATCTTGGCATCTGGCCGGTTCGCTCGATCACATCCGTTCAATATGTCGATAGTGACGGAAATACTCAGACACTTGCATCTACTGCCTATCGTTTAGACCCTAACGACAAACCAGCAGTCTTGCAATACGTTGACGCATGGCCTCAGACCAAGGCGCAAAAGAACGCAGTCACGGTTACTTTCGTTGCTGGCTATGCAGCTGGAAGCCCTACGCGCTGGAACCTACCGAAACCGATCTACCAGGCCATGCTTATGATGATCGGGCATCTGTACGAGAACAGAGAAAGCGTCAACGTCGGAAACATGGTCACAGCTTATCCGCTTGGGATGATGCACCTTTTGACACCTTACCGAATTAAGATGGGGGTCTAATGTGCGAGCTGGCAAACTCAATCGACGTATTCGAATTCAGCAGCAAACGATCTCTGTCGATGACTACGGACAACAGCTTGAGACTTGGGCAGACATTGCGATTGTTTGGGCAGCGATTAAGCCTGTCAAAACATCATCTGCTCGAGAAAAGGTCAAGGCTTTTGAACTTAGCCCAGACATTACGCACGAGATCACTGTTCGTTACAACGTCAATTTTCTGCCTGCCTCGATTACCGATTCTCGGCGCATTGTTTATCAAAATCGCGTTTATAGTATCGCCGCTGCTTATGACATCGAAGAAGATCGCAGATCAATTGTTTTTGAGTGCAAAGATTCTGGAATTACACTCACCGGCGAAGTTGTCGAATTTTCGCTTGAAAACGGCGACATTTTGATCCTAGAGGATGGCAACTTCCTAGTGCTGGAGTAACTATGGCTAATGTAAAGATTTCACAGTTAAACGACGGATCACCAGCTCAAGCAGGCGATGAAATTCCTATTACGAGAGGTGCTAGCAACTTCAAAGTCTCTATTGGCGACATTACGACGCTTGCAACTAGTACGCTCGGCACGATTTCGACGCAAGACTCGGATGATGTCTCGATTACGGGAGGCTCAATTGTTGGAATCACTGACTTGGCGGTTGCAGACGGTGGCACTGGGGCTAGCACTGCTGCTGGGGCAAGGACTAACCTATTGCCGTCTTACACTAGCAACGCTACGAAGGTGCTTAGGGTCAATGCTGGCGCGACGGATGTAGAGTGGGCAGAGCAAAGCGCGAGCGGTGTTACTAGCATCACAGCAGGCACAGGATTAAGCGGTGGCACGATTACGAGCACAGGCACGATTGCGCTTGCTACGGCATTTGGTGACACGGTTAACCCTTACGCAGCCAAGACAGCAAACTATGTGTTAGCTGCGCCTAACGAAATATCTGGCGTACCTACCTTTAGAGCTCTAGTCGCTGCTGATATTCCGACGCTCAATCAGAGCACATCAGGCAATGCGGCAACGGCTACAGCCTTCCAAACGGCGCGAACGATCAACGGCGTTTCATTCGACGGCACAGCCAACATCACTGTTGCAGACAGTACCAAGCTGCCCTTGGCTGGCGGCACAATGACCGGAGCTATTAGTTTTGTTGCTGGTCAGACATGGCCCACGTTTAACCAAGACACGACAGGCACAGCATCGAACGTAACTGGAACAGTTGCTATCGCAAATGGCGGTACAGGCGCAACCACTGAATCAGGTGCTAGGACGGCTCTAGGCGTACCAGCAAGCCCCACGGGTACGAATGCTCAGTTGCTTGCCAACAATGGCTCAGGAGGCTTTGCCAACGTCACTGTAGGTTCAGGTCTTAACTTAGAGAGCGGAACACTAACCGCTACAGGGTCAGGATCAGGAACGGTTACATCCGTTGGTTTGACAATGCCAAGTGGCTTTTCGGTTGCAAGTTCACCTGTAACGAGCTCAGGCACGATTGCTGTCACGACTGCCCTTAGCGGGATTCTCAAGGGTAACGGATCAGGCTTTACGACAGCTACAAGCGGCACAGACTATGCGCCAGCAACAAGCGGCACTTCCATTCTGTACGGAAATGGCTCCGGTGGCTTTAGTAACGTGACTGTAGGCACTGGCCTTAGCTTTAGCGCAGGAACACTCTCAGCCACTGGAGCGGGCGGCTCTGGCGATGTAGTCGGACCATCATCGGCAACAGATAATCAGATTGCGCTATTCGATAGCACGACCGGCAAGCTGATCAAAGCCGCATCGACCACTGGATTGCTAAAAGCATCTTCAGGCGTGATTGCAGCGGCTACAAGCGGTACGGATTACGCAGCGGCAACTACAGGCACGAACGCGCAGCTGCTCGCTAACGACGGCAGTGGTGGATTTTCGAATGTAACTGTTGGATCTGGCCTGTCCTTATCATCAGGCACACTTTCAGCTACTGGCAGTGGTTCCGGTACGGTCACATCGGTCGATGTTTCTGGCGGCACGACAGGATTAACAACATCCGGCGGACCAGTCACAAGCTCTGGCACGATTACACTTGCAGGAACATTAGCTGTTACCAATGGCGGGACTGGCTTAACATCGGCTGCGACTAACGGTCAATTATTGATCGGAAATGGCACAGGGTTTACGCTTTCGACATTAACCGCTGGCTCTGGCATATCGGTTACGAACTCTTCTGGAGCGATCACTATCACCAACACTGGCGGAGGCGGCGGTGGTGGTGGAACTAACCTTGATGGCGGACTGCCTGACAGCAGTTATTTAGCCGTCGATCCTATTGATGGGGGAACACCATAATGCCTGTTCAAGTACAACTCCGGCGAGGCACCACTTCGCAGTGGTCAACAGCAAACCCAACGCTTGCCGCTGGCGAGGTTGGCGTTGATACCACGCTTACCAAATTCAAGGTCGGTAACGGCTCAACAGCATGGAATAGTCTGGGCTATGCCACGCTTACTTTTCAGGGTGCATATGCTGGCGGAACGACGTATTACCCCAATGACGTAGCGACTTACAACGGCTCAAGCTATGTTTGTATTTTGCAAAGCTCTGGGAATCTTCCCACCAACACGACGTACTGGTCCGTTTTAGCTTCTGCTGGCACCAATGGCACTAACGGAACAAACGGAACCAACGGCACATCATTTACTTGGCTTGGTGCATATGCTGGCGGGACAACTTACGCAGCCAACGATGTAGTTAGTTACAACAACGCGACTTATATCTGTATTCTGGCATCGACAGGAAATCTACCGACAAACGCAACTTACTGGAGCCTCATGGCTGCGGCAGGGGCTGGGGATGTTGTCGGGCCTGCTAGCTCGACAGACTCAGTTCTTGCTGTTTACGATGGCACAACTGGAAAGCTACTTAAAGACAGCACGATGGCGATCAGCTCAGTGGGCTATATCGGAGCGCCGCAAAGCACGAACACGACGGTAGCAGCAACGGACGCAGGAAAGCATATTTACTTCACAGGCGGCTCTACAGCTACGCTAACTGTGAATACAAATGCGACAACGCCACTTGCCACAGGCACAGTGATTCTTGTTGTCAACGACAATTCCGGCGACCTAACCATCTCTGGTGCTGGTGTAACCTTCCAATTAGCCAATGGTGCAACGGGTAATAGAACGGTAGCGACAAAAGGCATGGCTACGCTACTTAAGGTTGCGACTGATACTTGGTATGTTTCTGGAGCGGGGGTAACCTGATGGCTGGCGCACTTACAGCGGCAATAGCGGCGGCATTTGCAGGAAGTGCTGCTATGCCACCCCCAACATCGGTAGATTTGTTGGTCGTTGCAGGCGGTGGTGGAGCAGGCGGTGGTGGATCAACTTATGCAATTACGGGAGGTGGCGGCGCTGGTGGAGCCAAAGAGTTAGCATCACAAAGTATCAGCGGTGTCAGTTCGTTAACAATTACAGTCGGCGCTGGTGGCAGCGGTGGGGCCGCTTACTTCGGGGCGGGTATTCCTGGTTCAAACTCATCTGTCACAGGAAGTGGATTTACGACAGTTAGCTGCACTGGTGGCGGTGGGTCAAACGCTTATGACACAGCTTCTAGCAGTATTAACGGAGGCTCTGGAGCTGGAAGACAGGGATACACCTTTATTTCTGGCGCGACATTTGGAACAGGCGTTTCTGGCGAGGGAAACAATGGAGGATCTTCCGATCAGAACGCAAATGCAAACGGAGCGGGTGGCGGCGGTGGAGGTAAAGGTGCTGTAGGTGGTACGGGAGCTAGTGGAGTTGGAGGAGCGGGCGGCGCTGGTTTTTCGTCATCGTATTCTGGTACAGCAACAAATTACGCTGGCGGCGGCGGTGGTGGTGGTGCAGTAACAGGTGGCGCTGGTGGTTCTAGTGTTGGCGGTGCTGGAGGTGGTGGAACTGTTAACGGGTCAAATGCCTCGCCAGCCAATCGCGGCGGTGGTGGAGGCGGCGCAGGAGCTTCTGGTAGCGGAGGCGGCACGACAGGCGGAAACGGGTCAGGAGGTATTGTGATTTTGAGGTATGCGAACACGTTTGCGCCAGCAACATCAACAACAGGCTCACCCACATACACTATTTCCGGTGGTTACAGAATTTATGAATGGACTGGCAACGGTTCCATTACATTTTGAGGGTAGTTATGGCGCACTTTGCAAAATTAGATCAGAACAATGTGGTGCTTGAAGTTCACGTTGTTCACAACAACGAACTACGCGATCAAAACGGTCAAGAGCAAGAATGGAAGGGCGTTTGGTTTTTGCAGAATTGGTCAGGCGGGTATCCGTATTGGAAACAAACGAGTTACAACGGCAACATGCGTAAGAACTACGCAGGGGTTGGTTACACCTACGACGCACAAAGAGACGCTTTCATACCGCCTAAACCCTTTGCTAGTTGGCTATTAAATGAAAACACGGCGCAATGGGAAGCACCCACGCCAATGCCAACAGACGGTAAGATGTACAGCTGGGATGAAGCAACTCTAAATTGGATTGAGAGTGGCAACGGAATTTGAAGTAACCGGCCTGTCTGATCTCTACGCAGCACTGCAAGAGCTGCCGGTGAGAATCGAACGCAATATCACGAGAGGTGGCCTGCGAGCTGGCGTTGCTGTGTTCAGAGATGAGGCAAGGGCTAATGTCCCTAAAGATTCCGGTTTTCTTCGCAAGTCCATCAAGTCGGAATCAGACGTTCGTTACGGTAAGGCATACGGATACGTCAGAATTGATCGCAATAAAGGCGGTGCTTTTTACGCTCACATGCTCGAATTCGGAACAGCCAGTTATTACGCTGGAAGCGGTCGCAGTAAGCGTCAGCCCTATCGTATCCCTAAAGCGACGATTGGCAGGAAGAAAACGGCGAACACGGTTTCCAAAAGGTTAAAATTCAACACACCTGGCGGCGGCTTTGTGATTCGCAATGCTGTGATTCACCCAGGCATCAAGCCGACATTCTTTATGCGTAAAGCCTTTGACCGCAAGCAAAAAGAAGCGATGGAGGCTTTTAGGGTTTACGTTGAAAACCGACTGCCTATTGAGGTTGCTAAGCTAAAATGAGTTCGGAACTAATCGTTGCAGAGCTACTGAAAGATGCGTCGATCACGGCGATTATCGGTACGCGCAATGCGCTCGTGCAGCTTCCAAAAAATACAAACTATCCTGCTTTGGTCTACACGGTCATCGAGACAACGCCTGACCCAGTGCTAGCCTATCAATCAGCCGATCAGATGGCTCGCGCTCGAATTCAATTCAATCCGCTTGCAAAAGACATCGCGACCGTAAAGCAAATCCTTGCTGCATTGCGGACTCTGCTTGATTTCAAGCATAATGATACTGTTTTGGGGCATCTTATCGTGAGTTGCCGCTTAGACAATATCGGCCCTGTTGACCGAGACAACGATATTAATGTCTGGACTCAGCCAGCCGATTACGTTTTGATGTACTACGAGTGACCCCGTTGGGGCTTTTTAACTGGAGAAAACCATGACTGTCGCAACCTCCGCAGGCTCAACCCTCAGGGTCACATCGTCTGCACCTAGCACTTTTGACGCATCGGGCTATAACACGCTCTTTAACGCATCGCCAGCACCTGCTCTGGTTGGCGAAATTACCGATCTTGGCGAGTTTGGGCGTGAATACGCATTGGTTACGCATAACCCAGTCGGCACTCGCGGCACACAAAAGTTTAAGGGCAGCTTTAACGAAGGTACGATGTCGCTTTCGCTCGGACTTGACACCGACGATGCTGGTCAGATCATTATGAAAACAGCATCGCTTTCAGACAGCGATTATTACTTCAAAGTCACGACTCAGAATGGCGACAAGTATTATTTCGCCGCGAAAGTCATGAACTTCAAGGTTAGCGTTGGATCGGTTGATTCGATCACTACCGCAACCTGCACACTTGAAATTACCACCAACTCTGCTGGCGTTGGTATCGTCGAATCATTGGCCTAATTGTTGGCTTACCTGGCACCTGCCCCACGTCCGCCTGACTCTTCGCGGGGTCAACGGGCTGGGGGTAAGGGCAAACATCCCCGCGAAGGATCATCTATGTTTGACATCTCTACACTTGCTGTAAACGACACGACCATAGTCGAGCTTGAAACCCCTGATGGCGACCCTCTGCAAAACGAGAAGGGCTTGCCGTTAAGCATCACGATCTACGGTCCAGGCTCAAAACCCTTTCAGAAAGCCCAAAGCATCCGCAATCGCGCAGTGCTTGAGTTTGTCAAAAAGGGCGGCAAGAAGATGAAGGACAACGAGCAGCGGGAGCTTGATGCAGAGTTCTTGGCATCCTGCACCGTGTCTTTTAACAACTTTGGATATAAAGACCTGACAGGTTATGAGATGTTTAAGGCCGTTTATCTCGATGCGACGATTGGCTTCATCTCCGAGCAAGTCAACAAGCACATCGGTGACTGGTCAAATTTTATGCAGAAGTCGCAGAAGAACTAACGCTCTACGCTCGCCAGCTCGGGTGGTTTCACGCCACCCCTAAGAAGTCTGAGTCTGTAAGCAAAGAAAAGCCTGTTACGCGACAGCAGGATATTTTGAATCGCGGCGGCACTCCGCTTATGCCGGATGTGCAAGCCGAGTATCTACTTGGATACTGGACATCGCTTGGCATGGTCGAAAATAACGGCCAAGGCCCAAGCCCTCTCTCTCCGATTACCGTCAAGGCATGGGCTGAGTCGATATGTATCGACTTGCAGCCTTGGGAGTTTGCTATCCTTTTAGGCATGTCAAGGTTATACTTGGACGAGTTTAGGCAGGCTGAATCGCCGGATAGACCACCCCCGCATGGCGACCCAGTGAACACCTTTGACCGCGCAGTAGTAAGCAAGAAACTTGGAAACGCATTTAAGGCATTCATTCAGGCTAAAAAATGAACGGCACAGTTGGAACGCTTACGATTGAGATGGCTGCAAACATTGTCCGGCTGCAACAGGACATGGACAAAGCTAAAAGGACAGTCGACAGCGCTATGGGTAGCGTTGAAAAGTCTATTGATCGCGTCACTACCGCTCTTGGTGCTATTGCTGGCGCTCTTTCCGTTCAAGCCTTCACGACTAAGTTGATTCAGGTGCAGCGTGAGTTCGACATCCTGAACTCATCGCTTATCACCGTTACAGGCTCCAGTCGAAACGCTGAGATCGAGTTTGCTTGGATCAAGAACTTCGCAGCCACCACGCCTTTTAGTCTTGCGGAAGTAACGAGCGCATTTATTAAGATGAAGGCGTTAGGCTTAGACGCTAGCGCAGATGCTCTTAAGAGTTATGGCAACACCGCAAGCGCAATGGGCAAGAGCCTGAATGATCTTATTGAGGCTATTGCCGATGCTGCCACGGGCGAATTTGAGCGACTAAAAGAATTTGGCATTAAGGCCAATGCAGAGGGCGATCGCGTCACGCTAACCTTTAGAGGCGTTAGCACTAACATTGGCAAGAACGCTGCCGAGATTACGCAGTATCTTCGCTCGATAGGCGAGGTTGATTTTGCTGGAGCCATGGAAAATCGAGCAAACACCCTCGATGGTGCTATTAGCAACCTTGGTGACACTTGGGATGAGCTTTTCAGGACGATCAACAAGGGCTTGTTTGGCGATCTTTTGCTCGACTCTGTGCGTGGACTAACAACGCTGCTATCAGGTCTTGGAAGCGGCATAACGACGCTTGGCGACGCTATTGAGCGCAATAAAACACAGCTCATGATCTGGGCTGCAATCTTTACGGGCGGCGCTCTGCTTGCTGCTCTGCCGCTCATTACTGCCGCTGTTGGCGCTCTCACCACAGGCGTAATTGCTCTATCTGCTGCATTCGCTGCTAATCCGGTTGCACTTGCAATCACGGCCGTCACTGCTGCCGCTGTGCCAGCAGTCAACGCAATAAGCGCAATGGTTGCTGAGAACAAGAAAGCCGAGTCCGCGACCAAGGCAGTTTATGAAACAGAATCGCAACGCGCTGCATTTTTGGAAGCAAATGCTTCGCCAGCGCAACAGAAACAAATTGCACTGACTAAAGAACAGATCAAAGAGATTGAGAAGCAAGAGGATGCTTACAAGAAGCTCATTGAAAAGCTGCGCGAGCAAAACGCTGAAATGCTGCTTGAGGAAGCTAATAACGGCAAGCTGACAGCGGCGCAAAAGCAAGCCCTGGACGTTATGCTGCAAATCCAAAACGGCACGCTTAAGCTCACCGAGCAGCGCAAGTTGGAAATTGTAGAAATCCTCAAAGCTAATATCGCACTAGAAGCGGAGGCCAAAAAACGCGAGGATGCGAAGAAATCCGCCGAAGAGCAAACAAAGGCTTACGAGAAGGTTACCGGCTCGATTAGCGAGCAAATCCAAAAGCTCGCTGATGGTCTTGGACCGCTCAATGAAATGACTGCCGGACAAAGGGCAGCTTATGATGTATTGATCAAATACTTGCCAGAGCTCAATAAACTAAACGACGATCAGAAAATCAGGATTCGTCAGTTGATAGAAGAGCTGATCGAGCAAGAAGATTTGAACAGTGTTATTAAGGCAGGCGAGCTTAATCTCGCCAAATACAAAGACGCGCAGCAAAAGTCATACGATCAGCAAAGAAAGACTATCGAAGGCATCGAGAGCGAGATCGCCAAACTTAAAGAAAACCAATCCCAACTTGGTATGACAACCAAAGAGATCGGCCTTTTAGAAGTTGCCAAAATTCGTGAAAAAGCTGCATCAATGGATCGTGCAGCACAGCTTGCGCTAGAGAATGATTATGACGCTGAGAGCGCAGAGAATTACAAGCTGCAAGCAGACCGACTTCGTGAGCTTGCTGCATTAAAAGAGCAGGGTGTCCATGTCCAAGCTGCAAAAGATGCAGCAGACGCTTGGAAGAAAACAACCGACGAGCTTTCTAGGGGTCTTACGGACGCTTTGATGCGTGGTTTTGAGTCGGGCAAAGGTTTCTTCGACAACCTGCTCGATGTGCTTAGAAACAAGTTTAAGGCTTTTGTTGCCGAATCAATTATCAAGCCTTTCATGGACGGTGTTGCTGAGGGCATCACAGCTTTGACGAATCCACTCACCTTGTCGATTAAGTCTCTCGTGTCATCAATCATGAGCCCAATCACGGGCGTAATTCAAAGCACAATGAGCTCTGTAGCAAGCGGCCTTGGACTGACTTTACCAGGAGCCACTTCTGTAGCCGGAGGAACTGCCGCTGCTAGCATTATTGGTGGCGGCGCTGCCGCTACTAGCATTGGTCAGGGAGGTCTTGCAGTTCTTGGTGAAGGCGCAGGAGCTGCCGCTGCTGGCGGCGGTGTCTTAGGTGCTATCGGGTCTGGTGTTGCGGCAGCAGGGTCAGCTATTGCATCAGGCGCTACCGCAATTGCAAGCGGTATAAGCTCAGGCATTTCTGCTGCCGCTACCGCTCTTGGCCCTGCTGGATTAGCCGTACTCGGAGCTGCTGCTGTTGCTTCCGCTTTAGACGGAGGCGAAACACGCCAGGGCGGGCGTTATATGTGGACGAAAGGCGCAGGCGTTTCGTTCGTGGGTGGGCCCAGCGGCGGTGAAATCGAAGGCGATCAGATTCGTTCTCTTGTCGATGATTATGCCGAATACATTAACGGCGCACTTGCCGCTAGCGGAAGCAACGCTCAACTACAAAGTCTAGCTTTTGGACTTGAAAGCTCAAAGAATGGGCGTGGCGGCACATTCCTTGGTGGCACTCTTACTACTGGTCAATCGTTCGGAGATCCTGTATCAAGCCCTACAGCATGGAATTTTAGCGAGTCATTGTCACCCGCTGATGCTTGGAGTCAGTTCCAGTCAGAGGTGCAATTCGGCTCGGTTGACGCTGTAGCCGCAGCACTTGGCTTAGCGAGAGGTACATCACCTGGTGCAGGCAGCGGCGGCAGCTCTGGCTTGCCAGACAGAGAACAAGACGTAACCGGCCTAGCCACTGGCACAAACTTTGTGCCTAGCGATATGGTTGCTATGCTGCACAAAGGCGAAGCAGTCGTTCCTGCACAATACAACCCTGCTGTCGGCGGCGAAAACGTCGTAGCAACAGAGATTAGGTCGCTGAGAGATGAGGTCGTGCAACTGCGATTTGAGGCTCGTGCTACGGCTATCAACAGTGCGAAGATGGCTCGCTTGCAAGATAACTGGGACGTTCGTGGCCTGACGGTCAAGACCGATGTTGACCAGCCTCTTGACACGGTGGTCGTATGAAACTCTTAAAGCCCGTTACTTTCACTCCTGCGATGCTCGATTACAGCAACGCACCAGAAGCTTATGCTGCTTGGTCATCGGCAACCACTTATGCCAAAGACGCAATCGTTGACTACGACACGTACTATTACATAAGCCTTGTAAACAACAATACAAACCATATCCCTGACGCAGAAGGCTCTACATACTGGGCTCTTTACAGCTCAGATAATACACATGCCATGTTTGACGGTCAGCTCTCTACGCAGACCACGGCAACAACCAATTTGACCGTAAGGATTGTTCCGAACCCATTCTTTGTAGACTCCATTGCACTAATTAACATTTTGGCAACCAGCTGTCGGGTTATTGTGACAGACAACGGGGCGAGTCCGCCACTTTACGATCAGACATTTGATTTAGAGGGTAGCGTTGTAACAGATTGGTATGAGTATTTTTTTGAGCCGTTTAGCCTCGAAGATCAGCTTGTCATAACCGGCCTACCAGTTAGAATCGGAGCAGAAATAACCGTGATTCTTACTGGCGGTTCTATTGCTATTGGAGAGCTGCTTTTCGGTACGATGTACACACTGGGCGACTACGGTACGGAGCTTGGCGCAACAATTGGGATCATCGACTACAGTAAAAAAGACACTGACCCCGACACTGGCGTTGTAACCTTCCAAGAGCGAGCTTATTCCAAACGAATGAGCGCATCTTTTTACTTGCCGAATACGAGCTTAAAATCGGTGCAAAAGATACTTGCCGATGTTCGAGCTATCCCGTCTGTTTACATTGGATCAAGCGACGAGGATTACGAACCTCTTGTTGTTTATGGCTTTTATCGAGACTTCAGTATCGATATTGCGTACCCAACGCGATCACTATGCCGCATTGAAATCGAGGGTTTGATATGACAATCACCGCATTACCGACACCACCAAGCAGGGATGATCCTAATAACTTTGCAACCAGAGCCGATGCCTTTCTAGGTGCGTTGCCAGATTTCGCAACCGAGGCCAACGCTTTAGCCGCTGCTGTCAATGCTGACGAAATCGCCGCTGATGCCTCTGCAACCGCTGCTGCATCATCGGCAAGTGCTGCTGCGTCATCGGCAAGTGCTGCCTCATCTTCAGCGAGCGCAGCTTCATCATCTGCTAGTGCCGCTAGTGCAAGCGCATCCGCTGCCGCTGCTAGCTATGACAGCTTCGATGATCGCTACTTAGGCGCAAAGAGCAGCGATCCTAGCGTAGACAACGATGGTAATGCACTGATTACTGGTGCGCTCTACTTCAACACGACATCGAGCGAAATGCGTGTCTATAGTGGTAGCGCATGGCTTGTAAGTTACTTGCCAGCAGCAAGCTATTTGCCATTATCCGGAGGGACAATGACGGGCAGCATTTCATTTGCTGCCGGCCAGAGTTTTGACGCTTCTAAGATTACTGGCTCTGTTGCTGTTGCTAACGGTGGCACAGGCGCAACGACACAATCTGGTGCTAGGACTAATCTCGGGCTTGCTATCGGAACGGACGTTCAAGCCCAGCTTGTTAGCGGAACCAACATCAAAACGGTTAACAGTAACAGTTTGCTTGGGTCTGGCAATGTTTCTGTTGGTACGGTCACATCCGTTGGCGCAACTGCTGGGTCTGGCATCAGCGTTTCTGGCAGTCCGATCACATCATCAGGATCGCTCACGATTACGAATACAGGTGTCACATCGCTTACTGCTGGCACAGGTATATCGCTAAGTGGGTCTACAGGTGGTATTACGGTATCTGCTACTGGCGGCGGTTTTTCTAACATAGCTGTTTTTACATCATCGGGCACTTGGACGGTCCCCGCTGGTGTTACAAAATGCTTAGTCTATTGCACTGGCGGCGGTGGCTCTGGTTCAAAATCAGCAAATTTCTCCGCTGCCGGATTGGTTGGTGGTGGTGCCGGTGGAACAGCAATAAAAATATTTACGCTATCAGGATCATCTGCAACCGTCACTGTCGGCGCTGGTGGTGCGGATACCGCAGATACTTCAAGTGGATATGCTGGCGGCAACTCATCATTTGTTTACTCTTCAACAACAATAACGGGTAACGGAGGCGATGCCGGTGTTTACAGTGGTTATACAGGTGCTCAAGGCGGTGCTGCAACGGGCGGCGATATAAACATCACTGGCGGATGCTCAAACGCATCAAGTGCAGCAACTACAGCCGCAAGGAGCGTTATTGGCGGTTCCAGTATCTGGGGTGGCGGTACAATTTCTGGCAATGGACCTTATGGCTCTGGAGGTTCAGGAACTCAAACAGGTACTACAGCCGGAAAATCTGGTGTTGTTGTCATTTATTATTGAGATCAACATGCAAAACTTCGCAATTATTGAAAACGGCAAAGTCATAAACGTTGTTGTAGCTGACTTGGATTACGCTACTGAGCAGGGCTGGGTTTCGCTGCCTGAAAACGCTGGTATTGGATGGGATTACATCAACGGGCAGTTCGTTGATAATCGCCCAGTAACCGTGGTTGAACCTTTACCGGCACCGACAAAAGAGCAGCTACTGGAACAGCTTCTTGCGCTACAGTCTCAGATAGAAGCCCTGTCGTAAAGCATAGCCATGACACCCGAGCAAAAGTCCGACGTTCTTACTGAAGCAGCAAAATCCGCACCTCCGATTGCGATCACTACTGCCGTGACCGTCGGAGGCATGACGATTAATGAATGGGTTGCCATTGCGACGCTGATCTACATTGTGTTACAGTCCGGCTGGCTTGTCTGGAAGTGGTATCACGCTATAAAAGACAAGAAGAATGCGAGTTTATCCTCCGATAGTTAAAGTTGTTTGGGAAGATGCCGCTCACGACACACTAGGCTGGGGTGAAAGCCTAGAGAAAGCCAAAGCGTTTCAAGTACCTGTCATTGTCAGTGTTGGATACTTAGTTGCTGAGAATGAAAAGGGCTTGAAGATTTGTCAGTCCATAACGGATGACGCTATTGCTCAGACTTTGGTAATCCCTCGCAAAATGATTATCAGTGTCGAGCGAAAGGCTTGGCAGTGCGTAAAAAGTCAGAAGATGAATACTTCATCGAAGTCTGGAAAGAGCTAGGCAGTCCAACCAAGATTGCAGACCGTCTCGGCGTTGCTTTGCGTAACGTCTACGAACGGCGCAGGATTATTGAGAAAAAATACAACATTGTCCTGCCAACTAAGGACGGACGTTTTACGCTACCTGAGAATCGCAGACGAGCGACACTTGAAGTAGAAGGCTATGTCCTTGTCTTTAGTGATGCTCACTTTATGCCTGGTGAGCCATCTTTAGGCTTTAATGCGCTACTCAAGCTCATAAAAACGCTTAAACCCAAGGCAATCATTGCGAATGGCGACATCCTGGATGGTGGCAGCATCAGTAAGTACGGACCTGCTGACTGGGAACCTGTCACAAGCCTGCGCGACGAGCTCGAAGCGGTGCAATGGCACATGGACCAGATCGTAAAGGCTTGCAAAGGCTTAGGCACGTTTCTGCATCGCACGACTGGCAACCATGACATCCGATTTGATCGCAAACTTGCTGGCTCCGTGCCTGAGTACAAAGGCATTGCTGGAACATGTCTTAAAGATCATATTCCTGAGTGGTCTGTCAGTTGGTCTGTCATGGTTAACGACCTTTGCATGATTAAGCACAGGCTGCAACATGGCGGCATCCACAGCGGTTATAACAACGTCTTAAAGGCCGGCATTTCTACAGTAAGTGGTCATACGCACTTGCTCGAAGTCAAAGGCTGGGGTGACTATCGAGGAAGAAGATACGGAGTGTCTACGGGTATGCTTGCAGACCCATCTGGCAATCAATTCGCCTATACCGAGGACAATCCTGTGCCTTGGTGCTCAGGCTTTGCTGTGTTGCACTTCAGAGACGGTTTACTGTTACCGCCGGAGCTTGTCGAAGTCATCGACAACGCAGCGTATTTCCGAGGAGAGTCCATTGCGTAGAGCCATTGCAAGCCTATCATTGAGTGCGGCAGCTCTGATAGGCATCGCTGTTCACGAGGGCTACTCCGACCGTCCGATCATCCCTGTCAAAGGCGACCGTTT